ACACCCATCACTGTCACACACGCCCACCATCCTCTTCCCTGCCTAACACCTTAGGCCTTTAGCTATTCTCTGTACCTTTTTACAGGTATATATTCTTCAATGCAGGGAGATACTCAGCAGCAACATGAAACTTTTCGGGGTATGTTAGCATTAGATGAATATGGCACAAGGCGTATAAAACAATGGATGTCTTCTGCAATAGAGCCTGCATTAAGGCATATGGGAAAAATAATACAGCAATTTGCACAGTCAGTGTACACTGCAAACAAAAGATTTAGAATAGTTCAACCATCTGCAATATTAGAAGATAGGGAGATAGAAATAAATATACCTATATATAATGATATGGGGGAGGCTATAGGAAAATCTATGGATTTAGAAAGTGCTAAATTTGATATTAAAATAGTATCAGGCTCAACGCTTCCAGTTAATAGGTGGGCATATTTAGAAGAATTGAAACAACTAATGGAACTAGGCGTTGTAGATGATATTGCAGTACTTGCAGAAACTGATATACGTAATAAAGAAAAGATAGCTAAACGTAAATCTTTATATTCACAACTGCAAGGACAAATAGCAGAGATGGAAGAAGCTATTAAAAATAAAGAAGGAACAATTGAAACCCTAGAAAGACAATTAGTACAAGCTGGTATTAAAGGTAAGGTTATGCAGGCTGAAATGGAAATTACTAAAGCTAAAGAGCAAGCCAAGGGTGATACTAGGGGAGAACTCTTAGAAACAGAGGCTAAACAGAAACTTTTACGTGGTGTTTTAGCTAATGAAGCAGCTACTAGGGAAAAAGAAATGCAGCTTGGAGTAAAAGAAGTTATACAAAGTGTAAAAAATAACTTGCAAAGTAATAATAAAGAATAGTAAATTAACAAGATAAGGAGAAATCCGTATGAATGAAGAAACAACCGGTAGTAACCCTAAAGCTGAGGATGCATCTGTAGAAGATGCTGTTTTTGGCGCAGGCTCTTCCGATAATTTCTTTGAAGACCTTGATAGAAATATCAATGGAGCAATTCAAGAGAATAAAAACGACGAAGCATCTGTAGAAGTAACCCATGAGCAACCAAGTGGCCCTGAACAGGTAACCCACGAACCGCAAGATGGCCCTGATGCAGAGGATAACGGCAGCGAATCCTGGAAAAAGCGCTATAGCGATAGCAGTCGTGAAGCTGTTAAATTGCGAGGTGAACTAGACAATCTAAAACCTTTTGTTCCAGTTCTCGAAGCAATGAAGAATGATAGTGGCCTTGTAGAGCATGTACGAGACTATCTTCAGAATGGCGGAAAGCCAGCACCTTCTATTCAAGAACGCCTTCAGTTAGATGAAGACTTTGTTTTTGATCCGCAGGATGCTGTAACTGATACTGCTTCTGATTCTGCTAAATTAATGAATGCTCATGTGGACAATATAGTCCAACAAAGAGTAGGTCAAATGATTAATGCAGAAAAACAGAATGCACAAAAAATACAGCATCAAGCAAATAAAAGGTCTGAAGAACAAGCATTTAAAGATAAGCATAAAATGACCGATGAACAGTTTACTGATTTTGTTGGGCAGGCTAAAGAGCATGTGCTTACACTTGAAGATGTTGATTATCTACTCAATAGAGATAAAGTAGCAGCTAATGTTGCTTCATCTACTAAGAAGGATATGATGAATCAAATGCAGAATGTCAGAAATATGCCAACAAGTGCCAGTCAAGCAAACAGTCAGGCAAAACAAACTAGCGAAGACCAGGATGTCTTTGATAAGTTGTTAGGCTTGGACAGTAATTTAGACAACCTGTTTGGGTAGGTACAAGTTTTAAGCCTATCTGAGCGCAAATAAGGAGATAGGACAATGGCCGATATACTCGATATTGGTGCCATAGGTGATGTCAATAGTCCAGGTTCCTCAGGTAGTACGCTAGATACTGGTGTTCTTCGTCGAAAATATGACTTTTCAGATAGAGTATCAGAATTAGCGCTATCACAGGATCCGTTCTTTAGATTTCTAAGTATGGCGTCAAAAAAGCCAACAGATGATCCGTCGTTTAAGTTTACGGAACGTCGTGGCTCATGGCATAAACGGTATGCGTATTTAAAAACGTATAGTTCAGATGGTATTGCCGCACCTGCGTCAGCAGCTACGGTAACATCAACTCCTGCAGCGGATGATGTATATTCGTTTAAGTTTGGTACAGATTATGCTTCTGAAGGTAACATTCAGAATACATTTGGACAAGCTTCTTTGCAGGAAGTGGGCGATTCAGGCACACAACCACAGTTCTTCCTTCCAGACCAGTTAATTAAGATTCCTTTTGGCAATGATAGTGGATTTGCTCAAGGAACAACCGATGGTTATACAGTCTGGCGGGTAAACTCAGTAGATCTAAATACAACAGGGTATGCTATATTGAATGCTACCTGTGTAAAAGGATCGGGTGCACTGATTCAATGGCAAGCTGTTCCAACAGTAATTAATGGAAGCGCCGGTGCCTACCCAAGTCAAGAATCACTAGAACCAACACGTGTATACGTGATGGGGACTGTGTTCGGTAAAGGTACTGGTTATCCAGAAACTTGGAAAGATCAGCCTTTCTCAACTGGATATGGACAAACTCAGATCTGGAAAACATCCATGGCTATGGATAATACAGATCGTGCTACTGTACTTCGGTACGCTGGCAATGAGTGGGCTCGTATTTGGAAAGAGAAACTCATCGAACATAAGTGGGATATTGAACAGTCTTTACTGTTCGGTTCTCAAAGTTCAACATATCGCACAACTCAAGGTGCCGTTGATTGGATCGGTAGTTATGGTAACAAGTTCAGTCTTGATGTAAAAACCAAGACATCAGATCAGTTTCTGGATGACATGTCAGCATACTTAGATCCTCGCTATAATAACGGCAAAGCAACCGCGTTCTTCTGCAGTACTGCAGTTTACAACTGGTTGCATAAATTGAGCGGTTATTTTGCTAACAATCTTAGTCAAGTTATTGGGGGCTCAGGAAATACATCCCCTGATCCTAGTATTACTAATGCTGGCGGAATAGCTCGTGCTGATTTAGCAGTTACAGGTAGAAAGAAAGTTCTCGGACTTGATACTACTACAATTTCCACAATCTATGGTGATATGAACTTAGTTCGTAATATCCACCTTGACGGTACTAACGTTAAGATGTTGGGTATTAATATGTCCTACTGTTCATACCGTCCACTGGTTGGAAATGGTATCAATAGAGATACTTCAATCTACGTTGGGGTACAGACACTAGAAAACAGTGGCGTTGATCGTCGGGTAGACCAAATCCTTACCGAAGCCGGTTTGGAATGGCAAATGCCTGAAGCTCACGCACTATGGACATAAGGAGGTATGAATAATGGCTAATCCGTTATATGGACAAAATAAGGCTGATGAAAAAGTAGATAATGGAATGTATCTATTAGTTGGCCCGACTGTTTCTTTTGCTGCTGCTGATGTTGCAAATGGTGACTTAATAGGTGGTGTAAATATACCATCTGGAACCTTTGTTCACAAGGTTCAGGTAGAAACAATAGCTCCTGCTACAGGCGGGACTGCTGCTACTACGGAGATAGATGTTGGAGATTCTGCCGACCCTGATCTATATTTTGATGATATAGATGGAGCTGTGGATACTTCAGGTCTAGGTGGTGTTGCTGGTACTATTATAGCATTGCCTGTTGGTGCTAATACATTGGGTAAATACTACTCTGCTAATGATAGAATTTCAATAACAGTTGTTGCTGAAAGTTCTACTGTAGGTAGTTGTAGATTGTTAATTCAATGTGCTACACCTGTAATACCGTAACATAGCAAGTTAACTAACATAGCTTCTGCTCTCCGGGAAGATTGGTTTCTCTCCGGGGAGTGGGGGCTAGTAGAATAAGGGAACACATTATATGGCTGGTTATCAGCAGAGGACATTGCGGGAGAGAATAGAGTCAATTACAACTATTCCTATATTGGGTGGTCTTACTGAGGCTGGAGATGTAATTCCTGGAAATTCTATACCTGACTGGGCAGATATTACCCAATTTATTAGAGAGGGCATAAGGGATGTGGTAAATAGAAGCATTAAGGCTAACCCAGATGCAGCAAGATTATTTGCTAAAACTAAGAATATTACATATGCTAACCCTACTTGGCTTCAAGATAAAAATGACTGGGAAGGAAGAGAAACTCATTGGGGAAAAGCTATAGGTGTAGAAGTGGGTAGTGGTATAGTTGTTTCAGTTGTACGAGAGATGGGAAGTGATTTAATAGAGAGACCATGTGAAGAAATTAAACCAGAACATAGATATTTAGCACAAGATCCAGAAAGTTTATATTATAGAGGTGTAGAGAATCCTTGTTATTATATGTTAGATGGCTATGTCTATTTAATCCCAGCTCCATCAAGCACACTAGAGGAGGGGAAGGTAACGTATGTAGATTTTGCTGATGAGGATGCTGTGAGTGGTCCCGTTACTGCAGAAACAAAAAATATCAGGTACTTTCCAGATGATAGAACAGATTTAGTAGTACTATATACTTGCTGTAGACAAATACAGAATGCTATGTCTCAAAAGGTTGTTGCAAAGCTTAACCTTACAAACAATATCCTTGCTCCGACACCTCCAACCTCTCCCGTATTGAGCAGCAACTATGTTGTTTTCAATGAAGGGGCTCCGGAGTATGAAGAGGCACAAGTTCAGTTAACATCTGCTCCAGAAGATATTTCTTGGGACTTTCCTGGACTTCCAGTTCCTCCAGATGCACCAAATATTACATATGCTCCAGCAGAGGAGAATCAATCTGCAGCACTTGCAAGCGATATAGATGGAGCTGTAGATGGAGTATCAGAAGCTGTAGATGATGTGTCAGAAGCTGTAGATGATGTTGAAGGTTCTGTAGAAGGATATGCAGGCGAAGGTGCTAGTGGTGCTGGTACAGCTACAGCAGGAGATGGTGATTCAGTTGATATTACAAATATGCCTGTTACTGATTCTGCTGATACAAGAGTTAATTATATATCTCAAACTCCAGATGGAGTGGGTGGAGCTACAACAGATGTAGTCGGTGCTGGTTCTGGAGAAACAGAAGCTGAGTTTGCAGATTTTGATTTTTGGTTAGAAGATGAAGATGCTGAAATGGTTGGAGCTGTAGCTCAGAAGATGAACTCTGTAGTTCAACTGCATCAAGCAGAACTTCAAGATGCTGCCCAGTCAATGCAGGCAGATATAAGTAATGCACAGAATGACTTACAGGTTCTTACTACAAAAATAGGTGGAGAAATACAGCAGGCTATTTCAGATTCTAATAATGCTAATCAGCTAGTTTCTACTAAGATAGGTGCAGATACACAGGCAAGTGTAGCTACTGCTGGTAATGAGACACAAATAGCTTCTGCAAGTATACAGAGCAAGTCAAGTGCGGGTGTTGCCAAAATGAATGCAGCTACAAATGCTGCTGTTACCAAGATGCAGACATCAACACAAGCAGCTATTGCTAAAATGGGAGAATCTACAGGTGCTTCTATTGCTAAAATGAATGCTTCTACTGGGGCTGCAACTGCTAAGATGAATGCTGCTACAGGAGTTACAGTATCTAAAATGGAAGCATCTAATAACGTAAGGGTACAGAATGCTTCACAAAATATGCAGGGCCAGGTACAACAATATCTTGCTCAGGTACAGAAATATACAGCAGAACTTGATGCATATAAGTCTGAAGCACAAAATATAATGGTAATTAACCAAGGTAAACTTACTGAGTGGAAAGAGAAAACTACTCTGGAGATGACTAAATATCAGCAAGATATGGTTAATAATATGAATAAATTTACAGAACTCAATACTGCATATCAGGCTATATTGCAGAAAGCTATACAGGATGCACAACTATCACAGACAGATGATTCACAGTTAATACAGAATTATAATGGTGAGTTACAGTCATATCAAGCAGATCTTGGAAAATGGGTACAGGAGCACCAGACTAACTTTCAAGCAGAACAGTTAGAATATCAGTGGCTACAAGATCAGTATAATAGGCTAAGGAAGGAATATCTGGAAGCATTTATAATGATGGCTCCAGCAGACCAGGCAGCCTATAAAGAAATTTACAAAGAAAATGATCCTCGGGGACGAGAGCAAAACATCACTAAACAGCAAATTTAAGGAGCTAAGAAAATGGCAGATTCACCGTTAACAGGACAACCAATATCGACCAGTTACGAACAGGTCCTCCATGTCAATAGAGATGGTGGAGGATGGGGGTCGACTACAGGATATGACCAAACAAAATTAGTAGACGTTGCTGATGGAGCTGTTGGTACAATATTTGCATTTAAGATGTCAGATCAAGTAGTACAACTTACTTCTTCAAATCGGTTACAGTTTAGAGACTCAGATATATATATATCTAGCCCATCTGATGGACAGTTGGATATAGAGGCAGATGGCAGTATTAATATTTTAGGTCCATGGACTACTGCAGGTCAAACTTGTGCAGATCTTGGAACTGTATTAACTGCAGATATTAATGGAGGAACCATTGATGGGGTTACTATTGGGGCTAGTGTTTCCGCTACTCTAGCAGATGTTATTATTACTACAATGGATTGTAATGCTGGCTCAATGGATGGAGTAGAAATTGGTGATGCTAATCCTACAACAGGTATTTTTACAACACTAACAGTTAATGATCAATTAGTTATAAATGCTGGAGCATCTATTATTGGTGACACAGTTGGAGAAGTTACTTTAAATATAAAAGGTGTCAATGCTCAGACGAATAGCTTACTAAATGTTGAGATAAATGATGGAACGGATAAACTTACAGTAAGTTCAGCTGGTATAACTACTGCTGCAAGTCTTGTAGCTACTACTGCAGATATTAATGCAGGCACAATAGATAACTCAATTATCGGTGGTGCTACTCCTGTTGTGGCTACCTTTACTACACTTAATGCTACTACTTCAAATTTAGGCGCTTTAGGTTCTAATTTAAATCATGCTAATTATAACTCTACTAATGTAAATATTGATAATGGGGTTATTGATGGCACTGTAATAGGTAGCGCTTCAGCAGCTGCTGCTACATTTACTACTCTAGACTGTACTGATGGTGCTTTTGCTACTATGAATTTAGATATTGATGGGGGAACAGATATAGGGGCTGGTCTTGCAGATGCAGACTTATTTATTGTTGACGACGGTGCAGGTGGTTCCAATAGAAAGTCTGTGATGAGTAGAATACCTACTTATCTTAATAATCATGCAAACTTAACTAGTTTGAATGCTGTAACATCAGCCTCTACCTTAGTTACAGTTGGTACTATAGCTACAGGGGTATGGGCAGCTACTGATGTAGCGGTGGCACATGGGGGAACTGGAGTTTCGACTTTAACTGATGGTGGTATTCTACTTGGAAGTGGAACTGGGGCTATAACTGCTACAGCTGTCTTAGGAAACGGAGAGATACTTATTGGCGATGGTACTACAGATCCTGTAGCTCTAGATGTAGGATCGTCTTCTTCCATTACAATACTTGGAACTATAGCCACTGGCGTATGGCAAGGCACTACTGTTGCAGATGAATTTGGTGGAACAGGCCAATCTACATGGACAAGGGGAGATTTATTATATGCTTCTGGTGCTAATGCACTTGGCAAGCGTTCTCTTGGTGCTGCCAATACAGTTTTAACTTCTGATGGTAGTGATCCTGTATGGGGTACAGTTGTAAATGATATGCTTGCAGGTGGTATTACTCAGGATAAACTTGCTACCATTACCAGTGCTAATAAAGTTAGTGGTAGTGGTATTCAATTAGCATCTACAACCGCCATTGAAGATAATACTGGATTACAGTTAAAAAGTGCTGTTGCTGGAACAGGTGTAACTTTAGCATCTCAAGTATTAAATGTAGATGCAAGTCAAACTCAAGTTACAGCAGTTGGCACATTGGCAACTGGTGTCTGGAATGCTACAGCAATTCCCTCACAGTATGGTGGTACTGGACAAAATTTTGCCTCTTCAACTGGAGTGATGTATATGGCATCTGGCACAGCTTCTGTTGTAGATATGACTACAAAAGGTATACTTTTTGTGGGTGATGGCTCAGGGGCTCCTTCTAGTTTAGGTGTTGGTAGTAATACGTATTTACTTGCCGCAGATTCAGGAGAAGCATCTGGCCTTAAATGGGTAGATCCAGCTGCCTTAACTGTTGCTGTGACAGCCCTTAATGGTGCTACAGAGAGTGAGCTTGTTACTGTTGGTAGTACTACTACTGAACTTGATGCTGAACCGTTACTTACTTTTAATGGTACTGTTTTTGGATGTAATACTGCTGCTGTATTTAATGAAGGTGGTAGTAATGTTGATTTTAGAGTTGAAGGTACTGGTGCTGTAAATGCTCTTTTTGTTGATGGGGCTACTGGCAATGTTGGTATAGGTGTTGGTGACCCAGATCAAGCTCTAGAGGTTGCAGGTATTATTCATATTTCAACCGAGAGTACTACTCCTTCAGCACCAGGAGCAGGTGATGGTGCTTATATTTATACGAAGGCAGACGGGAGACCTTATTGGGTTTCAAATGATTTATCTGAAGTAGACCTGACTGCAACCGCATCACAGTCCTCTGCATCTGATACTGATGGTGATACTAAAGTACATGTTGAGGAGAGTGCTGATGAGGATAAGATAAGATTTGATACTGCTGGGCAAGAGAGGATGATTATTGATAATTTAGGTAAAGTTGCCATTGGAACTACAACACCAATGAACTTACTTACTCTTAGCCATGGTAATGCTGATCTTGATAATGGTATATTAATCTATAATGAAACTGCTACAGATAATAATGAATTCTTAGGTGGAATTGGTTTTGACAGTTCTGATGGAAATGTTCCAAGTAGTATTCTTGAAGCATCAGCTTTCATAGCAGCATATGCAGAAGGCGATCACAGTAACTCAAATAAAGGTGGTGATCTTGCCTTCGGAACTGGTGTAAGTGGAAAGAATGAAGATGTTGCTGCTACAGAACGTATGAGGATACTTGCAAATGGTTATATTGGTATGGGGGTTTCTAATCCTGATTCCGCACTTGAAATTTTAAACACTAGTACCCAACTTAAACTATCTTATGATGCTACAAATTATGCTAGTTTTAATATTGCAGCTGATGGTAAATTGAACATAACTACGGTAGACCCTGATGGTGCTGAAGCAGATATATGTCTTATGCCAGATGGATATGTTGGTATTGGGATTACTACACCAACAGCAGGTTTACATCAAACATTCTCAGCAGGTAGTGCCTATGCTGCTTCTTTTAATAATACCTCTTCTACAGGTTGGGGAGTATTTATAAAAGGTGGCACTAACACTGGAGACCCTGTACTAAATGTTCAAGACAAGGATGCAGCTTCACTGTTACATGTAAATGCTGGTGGTCATATTGGTATGGGAACTGCTGCACCTGTAGATGCACTTCACATTCAAGATGGAAATTTAGTTGTAATGACTAATGTAGCTAATGATGGATCCTTTAATGCCCTGCAGCTTACAAGAAGTAAGCATGCTACTGATGGTTCACATACTGCTGTTGATAAAGATACTGTACTTGGAGCTATAGAGTGGGTAGGCTCTGACGGTGACTCATTTGAAGTTGGAACTGCTATTAAGTCTGAAGCTGTACAACTGTGGAATAATGATGCTCGGGGGTCTGAACTACAATTCTATACTACAGATAAGGATACTAATATATTAGACCAGAGAATGACTATTATGCATAATGGCAATGTTGGTATTGGGACTGCTACACCAGATTGTGCATTGCATATAGAGGGGGCTACTGGTACAACATCAGCAAAATTGATAGTAGGAAGTGGAACAGGTGCATTTATAACAATTGGTGAGGGTGTCCCAGATAGTGGCATTGCCTATATAGGTTGGGACAATTCTAAATCTCTTGTTTTTGGAGAAATGACAAATGATAGTGATGTAGCTTTTGCAAAGGAATGGATGAGAATTTCTCCTTCTGGAAAAGTCGGTATTGGGACTGATGACCCAGAAGCCATTTTAGATGTGAAGGCTGGGGACACGGCACAAGGTATTGTTCATATTCGTGGAGATGCAGGTGGGGGCAGTGAGGTTATAATACAAATAGTAGCCTATGATAGTGGGAATTACGGGTGGATTGGCACAAAATCAGATGCTGACTTTAAAATAGGAACTCACAATTTCACAAGAATGCATATAGAGGCCGATGGCAATGTCGGTATTGGGACTACTGACCCTGACTCAAAGTTACACATAGAAGGCAGTGCGGCGGTAATAACATTGAATGAAACTAGTTCAAACTCAGCAACATTTACAAGTTTTCTTGATAACGGAACAGAAAAAGCATTTTCTGGTTTAGTTACCAAAGATGCGTATGGGGGTATTTCTGGAAGCTTAGCCGGAGATGCCTTTATAGCGACCCATGGATCATATAATCCCAATGGAAGAATTGTTTTTGCTCCAAAGCAAGTTGTGAAAATGGTTATAGACAAAGACGGCAATGTCGGTATTGGGACTGCTGATACAGGTGCTAAATTGACAATTATTGACGCTACTGATTCTGTTTCAGATACAGCAACATATGAGGACTTTGCTCTTATGTTGGGACACGGTTCGTCAGTGAATGGTGCTGCGGTTGGAATTGCTTTCCATCCAAGTGTTAGTTCGGTAGGTACTCCTGGTGCATCCATTGTTGCTCAACGTGTTGGAGCATATGGGGTTGCTGATTTGATATTTAAGACGAAAGCAATCGGTACTGCTGAGGGAGCAACGCTGGAAAGAATGAGAATATTAAGCTCTGGCAATGTCGGTATTGGGGAGACTTCACCAGCTGAACTATTACACATAAAATCAGTTTCAGGTGATGCTAGAATATTGTTAGAAGCTCCTGCAAGTTCTGATGCAGAAATAAAGTTTTATGAGGATTCTGCCGTTAGGTATACTATTGGATATGATGATGGTACTGGAAATTTTGTTATTGGTTATGACAATGTAGACGCACCATGGATGTCAATTGGTAGCACTGGCAAAGTCGGTATTGGGACTACTGACCCAGGTGCACTGCTTGAAGTCGCAAGTTCCACTACGAATGCTGTTATAAAAATAAATGCAAATGATGCATCTGATTCTAGTCTTATATTTTCAGAAGAGGGCCATAGTCAATGGGCGTTGTACCATATCTCAAGTGGGGCTTATGCTACCCAAGGAGACCTTTCAGTATACGACTTTTCTGATAGTTCAATTGCAGCTTATTTATCTCCAGGCGATAGTGTGTGGCAATCGGGTTCCGATGAAAGAATTAAAAAAGATATTGAAAATATTGATTCTGTTCTTGGTGGTATAAACAGTTTACGCCCAATAACATGGAAAAGGAAATATGGAAAGTTAGGGAAAGTTTATGCTGGTTTAGTAGCACAAGAAGTAATACCACATTTTCCTTTGGTAATTAGTGGTACTGAGGATTCTTTTAAAGAACTTCCTGCGAAAAACGCTATTGTAGGTGTGGCAGGTGTAACAGCCGTAGAAGCTGCTTCAGCAAAAGATGCAGTTATGGGTGAACGACAGAAAGTTGTAGTAACTGAGGTTGAGGAAGAACAAATAAGTACAGAGATTGTTTTAGAGGGTGGAAAGTATATCCAGAAAACTATCACTAAAACTGTAACAAAAGAAGTTTCAACGCCACAATATGAAGAAGTAAAACTGTACGATGAAGATGGTGAAGAAATAGGTACACATCAGATACCAGTGATGGAAGGATATGAAGTAGAGTCTGCTGTGGTAGCTGTAGAAGCAGTGGAAGCTGTTGAAGCTATACAAGCACAAGAAGCAACATCTCTTAGTTATAGTGGTGGTCTTTCTATTGGGTATTCTAATTTCGTTCCATATCTTATAAAAGCAATCCAAGAATTATCAGCAAAAGTAACCGCGTTAGAAAACGCATAACAAAAAGGAACAAGAAATGGCAAAGAAAATAACAGTAGAATTTACAGATGAAGAATTTGCAAGCTTGCAAACAGCATACTCAATAGATGATGCTGATGATACTGAAGCAAGAATTAAGAATGCATTTATAAATTTAGTGAAAAGTGATATGATGGCATATGATAGGCGACAGGCAAAGCAAAACGTAGCTTATACGCCTCTTGACCCTCAATAGCAATAACAAAACACAAAGGAGAGTACTGTGAAAGATACAGAAACAAAGGTTGACAAAACCTTAAAAGAAGTAAAGAAGAGTGATAACACTAATAATACAGGTGCTACTGCTAATATGACTATAGATGAGATTAAAGAATCTATCCAAGTTCTTACAGTTCAGTTACAGGATCATCTTCAAAAGGCAGATCAGCATCGTACAATGGCTACTAAAGCACAGGGAGCACTTGAAGTGCTGACTCAGATAATACAGCTGAAAGAGCCTAAGACAGAGACCAGTGAAGGTTAAGCATATTATGGAAAGGGCGGGCATGACTCAGGCGGGTCGTGCCCTAGCCTATATTAGGGAGGCTATGCATGAGATAGAACTTATGTATCCTAACCATATATCTACTTTTGATATAGATATAACTAAAGATAAGCGTTCTTATGATATGCCGTGGGACTGTATGAAACTTTTAGATGTTCAGTGCAAGAATCATAATAATACTTCTGATGAATATCGTAGTATTCCCAGGTTAATACACCCTCCAATAAATACGGATAAAGACTAATGGCACAAGAAAGAGAATATGGATACTATATTAAGGCCAATAAGATACAGATTGTAGAGCGTGAAACAAATACAGGAGATTGGAAGAGTCCACAAGCAGCTATACCTGCAGGCTTAAGGATAGAATATTCATACAAGCCTGACTATGATGTGACAGATCAAACTAATACTCAGGTTACTACTGGCTATCAGCAGGCATCAAGTGGCAAGCTAAATACTTTTGAAACTATTGTAGATTCAGGTGGTAACACAACTGACACATGGGCTGAAGTAGATGTTGATGGTGGCACTGGTAGTGGAGCTAGGGTAGATATAACAGTTAATTCTACTCCAGTAATTTCAAGTATTAGGCTTAATAAAACATATCCTGGTAGCGGTTACAGTGCTGGAGATACACTAACAATTCCAGCAGGATCTCTCGGTAGTGGTAGAATAGCATCTTTTGATGCTACTAGTATTTCAGATGCTGGAAGTAACGTAGAAGGGACAGGTCAGTACACAAGTATAGCACTTACAGGAGGGAGTGGCAGTGGAGCTACAGCTACAATTGATGTAAGTAGTGGGAATCTCATTGTCCAAGTTACTATTAATAATGGAGGTAATAATTATACTCCAAATGATACAGTGACTATTCCTGCAGGAACCCTTGGAACTGGAAGTTTGGGAGGAACAATTAATGTAGCTTCTATGACTACAGGAGGAGGAGGAACTTTTGACTTAAAAGCCTTACAACCCTATAATAAATTACAGCTCAATTCTGCTACTAACTGGGATATGGATGGCGAATTAAGACCAGGGCAAGCATATTATGAAGGTGTGCATATTGTCATAAGAGACTCAGATAAATGGAATGGCCTGCATGAAGTTATAAATAATGCTACCTCTACTGGACTTATAGTAAATACTGAATATAATGGAACTCCAGTAACAGACATTATGACCGTTATTAAAAGTGTCACTGCATGGAAGAATGAGTCTGTTGAGGTTACGCTTCCATCCAATCTTGAAAGTGCAGTGGTAGCCTATTTAAAAGCTAAAAAAGCCGAAGATAGTGATGAACTTGAAAAGAAAGAGTATTACTTAAGAGAATTTAGACAAATAGTAGAGAGGGCTAAGAGTGGATTTGTAGAAGGATTTAGGCGAGTCTCTGCTGGAACACATGCAATTAGATAACAAGGAGTAATAAATGGCAACAGCAAACCTAAAAAAATATACCTCAGAAGAAATCCTTAATAAGGCTTTCAACTTCGGTGGCTATGCAGTAGCAAATGTAGATATCCCTGCAGTTGGATCACAGCCATATGAGGTTGTTACTACAGGAGCAAGAGAGATACATCTTATAGATAATGGAGACCTTGCATCACCTTTAACTATAGCATTCAAACAAGAAGATGGTACTTATGGTCCCGATATAGCCCTGCTTAATGCTCAAATGCCTTTTGTATGGGATAAGATGTCCAGTGATGCAGTCAGATTTACAGGTACAGAAGATGATTCATTCTTAGTTTTATGGTTTAAGTAATGGCCAGACTATCAAGGAAACCCAAGCTGGATAGGGGTCTCCTGAAGCAGTCTGTTTTAAATGCAAACAAGAAGTTACAGAATGCCCAGAAGGCTCTAACCAAAGATTTAAGTAGCCGTAAGGATTCCTTGGCAAGCATTGATAGAGCTATTAAAGCTGCCAAGAAAGAACTTGCGTCTGCACAGGGAGACTTAAAGGCTCATGCTATTGAGTTTAAAAATCTTGTAATAGAAAAGTCAGAAATAGTTCCTGAGATGAAGAAGCTGAATTATAAAGTCTCTAAACTATCCTCAGAAGAGAATACATTATCTCTTTCCTGTATTAAACTACAAAATAAAATAAATAAGTACGAAGTCCAAAATAACAAACTTGGAAGCCTTGCTAGTGATATCAAGAAGGCTAGTAGTATCCTAAGCAATTTGGATACAGATAAAACTACTAGTATTCAATTATTAGATAAACTTAAAAAAGAAACTTCTAAGTTGAAAGGACGCCATGATAAACAGGACAATGAGCGGAAAGCACTTCACAGAGAGATGTGTGATCAAATGGATAGGGAGACGAAAAAATATGCAGAAGAAGGTTATGAGTTACGTAAAGAAGTTAAGGAGTTGGCGAAGCAGTTAAAAGCTGATATACGTGAGAACAATACTAATATTGGTAACCTTGCTATAGAATTTAAAGCAGCCGAACAGCAGGCAGAAGATGATCTCATGGATGGACAGGGTCAACTCATGGCATTGAAGTCACAGATTAATAAGCATGGAACAGCACTGTCTAAAGGCATTATTGAACTGAATGATCTGCAAGTGAAAGTCTCTATTGAAGAGGAAAAGATGAAGAGTATAAAAAAAGGATTTGCAAATTTTAAGGTTAAAGCATTTGAAGAAGTGGCAACACTTAAGCTTAGAAAGAGAATAGAAAAGATAGATAAAGCAGGACTAGCAGATGTATTTAATAGGTAATTATGGCAAAAATAGGCAATAGTGCAGTCAGAATAATAGATGAGTCCAATTTACCTGCCAACGTAAATGATGCAGGTAGACTGGAAGTTGATGTTGCATCTCTATCTATTGGTGACGTAACTGTAGCTCTGGATTCAGCTGATGATAGTGTTGAATGTATCCAGGATACTGCTGATGATCTAAATGCTACTGTCACCCAGGTATCTTCTGAAAGGACTATAACTGGAACTGTAACAGTTGATGGATCAGGAGTCACCCAGCCTGTAAGTGGAACATTGGCTGTTAATACTATATCTGGTTTTGCAACTTCAGATTTACAACCCTCTCTTGGCACAGCAGGTTCAGCATCTGCTAATGTGATTACTGTCCAAGGTGTTGCTTCAATGACACCATTAACTGTTGATCTTGCTGGCAATAATGATGTGACTGTTACTGGTACTGTTGGGCATGATATAACTACTATTACAAGTGATGAAATGGATGTTACTACTGCTGGTACAGCAGAGGTTCTATCAACCACACAGGCATGTAAGAGGGTAGATATACAGGCAAAAGTTAGCAATACTGGAAAGATATATATAGGGGGATCTACAGTTGATGAAGATGAAGGTCTTGAACTTAGAGGGGGTGATATATATTCACTTGAAATAGCCGACTTAAATGATGTGTATGTAGATTCAGGAGTTGATGGAGAGGGTGTAAGGTATACTTATTATGGCTAGTAATTCTGTATCACAAAGACCAAGAAGTTATTTTCCTCTTACACAGCAATACTATAACTGCTGCAGTCAAGATGGCTACGTATATTTTAGGGATACCAATTCTTTTCTGTGGTCTCAGCGGTCAGATGCTAGTGGATTTTTAAACTGGAAGATTTCTGATACCGAAGACCCAACTATATTGGGGGATACCGTTGATTTTAGAATAGCTGCTGGTGCTGGTGGTTGTGGGATGGTTGTTCCAGTTGATTGTGAATTTCTTAAATTAACAGTACAGTGGACTAATAATAGTTTTGTAAATGCAGATCAGAATGTATATACATTTACCTGTACTCCACCAGAAGCAGCTGCTGGGAGTTGGGTTGTAGTTTGATTTATAACCCATTTATCTCTCAAAGTCACAACCCAACTTCCAGCAGCTTCTGGTGGAGTACAGGTAAATGTATAAACATTCTGATCCGCATTTACAAAACTATTATTAGTCCACTGTACTGTTAATTTAAGAAATT